AGTCCTCTAGCTCATGCGCGTGGGCATCACCTACCCGTTCAAGCGCGGCAATGCGCTCTCTGTCGGCGCTGATGTCCTTCTGCAGACTTCTGATTTCTGCGCGAATGATGTTGAGCGGCTCCTCGGCCTTCTCCTTGATTTTATGGGCATCGGCGATGGCTGTGTAAACGTGATGAAACGCCCACGCCAATGCCAGTATTACAAGTGCAGCGCGGAGAAGCCCGTCCCCTGTCAGGTACTGCTCCATTTGTTAATCCCCCTTTTCAACCCGCCATTCCCCCATGAGTGTAATCGTTACGCCGTCAGTACACCGCAATACCGTGTATTTTTCGATCTGAGGCTGTTTCTCATCGTCTGCGGGTGTTTTATCATCCGGCTGTTCTGCGGGCTGTATGCGCGTTAAATACCGCCCATCGACGTACCCCTGATCACCGTCATCATCGACGTACATCCAGCCGTTGGGGCACTCGACCATCACGTCAACGATCTCGCCTTTCGGCAATCTGCCGATGATCGGAAATTCTGTGCCGTTGCCGCTGCGCATATTCAGCGGCCCGCTCTGTGTCGTGACCTCTGCACGGTAGATAACACGTTCGCCGTCAGGCATAGGAACCTCCTCATACTGCACATCTTTGAACGGAGCGAAGCAGTCCCAGCGCGAAGCTGGGCTTGTGGTGAATCCCATAATCGTGCCTTGCGCCTCGTAGACAGTCTTGCCATCCGCGCCGACGATGCCTATATGGTAGTAATCATCGTCCCGGACTTTAAAGGCGGCATATCCGGGCTGCGGGATGTTCGTCAGCGGGCCGACGTTCTGCCGCCTGATCGAGTTTGAGCCGTGCGGGATTTTGAGGCCGTACTGCCGCCAAATGTACACCATAACGCCCGAACAATCGGCGACCTTATGCCCGATCCAGCGCGAGCCGTACTTTTGCGCCATCTCGTTTTCGGTCGCCTTCTGTCGGGCTTCCGTCCATTCAATGCCAGCCGTTCCCCAAATATAGCCCCATTGATCGCGGAGCATCATCTCGCAGTTATCGTAGAGGGCCTGTACTGGTATCTTGCTCATAGCGGATGCCCCCTTGAAGGGTTGTCATCGTTGGCGATCAGCAGTGCATAAAGGCAGATTGCTATAGCGCTGCCGACGACCATTCCAAGCAAAAATGCAAAAATGATAATATGAATCTTCCTTTCTTTTCGAATTAAGAATCATACATCGTAAAATTATAGCTCATCATACAACAAACAGGCGTATTATTGGTTACATTTGTAAATGCTGCATTTTTTGTTACTGTAGCAACAAAGAGACCAGTATGGCGTTTAACTATAGTAGTGCTAAACGGTGAGGCTAAGAGATTACGAACTGAATTGTTGCTATCTAAATACCCTTTGTCTCCGCGAAGAACTCCTGTCAAAGAATTGATAACTACCCTCGTGATGCCATATGTTTGGACGTGCGTTGGAAAATTCAGAATAAGTTTTGTTGCATTTTCTGTCACATAGCCCATGATCGGAACTTGATTGGATTCCATTACCTGCCCATTGACGGCCTCAAGACCTAGGTTTGCAGCAGCTAAACGTCTGTTTGTAGCACCAGTACCTCCGATACTGATTGCCTGAGGTGTTGTGGTCCACTCTCCGTCTATCTTTGTATGCAGATATACGCCGATGCCTTGCGAGGCTTGGATATCTGTACGGTTGCCGTCACCGTCCTCATCGTGACCGACAAATATATTATTTGTATCCGGGTTGTAATAAACGCTTACTTTGTCATCATCCACGTTTGTGCGCACATAATGAACATGGTCTGTTTTGACGTTGTTAACCGCCATTACTCCTCGCTCCCTTCGCCTGATTCAATCGGGGTCGGAGCAGTCCTGCGGTCAAACACACGCCCCTCCATCACAGTACCATCATCGCGGATGAGAAAGCCCGCATGGTAGGGAATCTCAGAAACCGCCGCAGCCGCGAGGATGGTGTAGTACTTGGCGTATGCGGCATCGAGGCTCTCAAAGTGGTCATACAGGAGACCTTTGCCGCCATCATTTCTGACCTGATTTTCAATAGTGGTATAGAACGTAACCTTATCCATGATCCATCATCCTTCCTCAGGCTGTCCCTGTCGCTGTCTGTTCTTTGATGCAGAACGTCGCCGTGATATCGGTCGTGCCTGTGAGAGTACCGCCGACCGTGATTGTATTCTCGCCAGTCGTGAGCGTCAGATCGCTCCCGGTGGCTTTCGGGTTGGAGAGGTACGCATACCCCTCTTGCACGAGTTTGTGGTCTGCCGTGATGCCAGTCACAGTGAACGTCCTTGCTGAATCAGACACGTTCGGGAGCGTGACCTCAATAGCATCTTTCAGGGTGTTAGAAAACGCTTCGTAGATCGTAACCGTCGAATCCGAGGTCATGTTGATGTTTGAACCGTAGGCATTTTGAATCGTTCCTGTACGCCCGCGCGGGATGCCGAAATTCAAGACAGGTGCTTCGTTCGTGCCTGTCTTTGTCACGGTTGCATTGGATTCTTCAGGCAGCGTCGTTACAGTACCAATCGACAGGACAGGCGAAGCACCTGTTGGGATGCCGAACAGGATATGCCAATGATCATCGACCTTTGAAAGAGTTGCAGACGGATTGTTTGGCGTTGCCGTCTGCGCGGCAACCGTCAGATCCTCTATCGCTGTAGAAGCGTCCTCGGCAACTACCGCAGCATCCAGTGCGCGGGTCGCATTCGTATTAGCCGCCGCTGCTGCTGCATTCGCTGCAGCCGTTCCCTGTTCCATCACAGCGATCTGTGCCAGCAGTTCTTCGAGGGATGGGATGATGTTCTCCGGGTCTACAATCGTATCCGTCGTGCTGCGCGTGATCGTGCCGTCGCCCCAAAAGATAGCGGTTGTCACGTTGGTCGAGACGGCCTTGATAATCAGGCTGAAATGCCCGGAGTTCGCGTAGCACGAAGAAGGAAGGGTCACGGATGCAACGTTATCCGTCAGCGTGCCTGAGATTGTTACGGTCGCGTTATCGGGTCGGATGAAATACGCGCTGATGGTCTGCCCGGTCAGGTCTGCGATCGTGCCGTCATTCAGCACGCGCACGTTGATCGTATGCGCCGCCTTGTCATTTGCCGCAAACAGGCGACCGAGGCGCACCATCTGAATGCCCTTTGCAAGGTCGACCGTTGCGCTGATTACGTTTACCGCGCTCAAGCATCACCACCCCTTTCCGGTTTAATCAGGAGAATACGAACGTTCACGCCGCTGCGCTCAACCGCGCCAAGCTCGGTATAGCCTTCGTATTCAAAGTCGGCTGTCAGCGGATCGCTGGTCTTAATCCACTCGCAGCCCTCGAACTCAGGCGCGATTTCGGACAATAGGCGATTGTCGGCAAACTCAGCTCGAAAACGGTTTGTATTGATGATGTCAGCAGCATAGTTGACATCATACGTTTTGCCTTTGCTGGTCTGCATTGTCATTCGCCTTCGCCTCCTTTTTCTCCAAAGCACGGTACACAGATTCAAGCATCAGGATCGCGCCCAGCAGAAGATCGAGATTCGCTTTCCCACTGACCGAAATAAGCCCAAGGCTATAGATTACGTTTTTCACCATTTGCGATGTCGTATACAGCCCGCCGCTGTACTCGATGGCATTCTTTGTGCTAGCGAGGGCTTGGTCAAGTTGTTCAAGGTCTTTATTAACGTCTGCCATAAGCCCTCCTTAATAGCCCAAATAATGAATAGTGTCGTCATCGGTTGAAATGCCGCTTACGATGTTCGTATACAGCGTGCTGCCGCCATAGAGCTGAATAGATACTGATCCTGTTCTGCTCGCGCTGACGCTGGTGATAACATCTATTTCTTTCCACGAAGCCTTTTGACCTTTGACGTTAAGATTTAGGGTTGACAACGTAGTTCCGACATTGAGGTTATTGAAAAATACCGTATCGCCCAGCAAGAAATTAAAATCTGCAAATGCTGCGCTTAACTGCGAAGCTGTTACATAACCTTCTAGGTTGATCTTACTGGCTTGAATCTTCACCGATTCAGCCGTCTGATTGATGGCAGAAATAACGCCGTTCTTTTCGACCTTCGTCGAAATGCCTTGCGCGTTGACCTGTATTGCGGCTGAGTTACTTGAAATCCCTTGCGTTGTCGTCACCTGTTCCGTCGCCAGTATTTCAACCAAAGACTTCTTAGCATCAACCTCAATACCCGCAGTCCGCAGACGGTTTACAAAGTCGTTCTTGTCGATATACGCGCCGTAGGTATCGTCGTAGACCATCGTCTTCATCGCGGCGTAAGCATCGCCGACCTCGACGGTTGCGGACGTTTCGCGCCATACGGCAATGTCCTCGTCCTCAAGGACGGTGATGTACTTGTCGTGATGTTCAAGCCGCTCTACGTTCTGCGCGATGCCGCCAGCGTTTCTGCGTGCTGACGATGAGTTTCCCTTACTTCTGCTGTCCGCGCTGTTTGCGGTGGCCTGTGCCTTTGCCATGCGCTGGGAGAGGTCTGCGACCTCGTTTGCAAGCGTCAGCGTGACGTGTTCAGGCTCACCGTACACGTCCGCATAGTCTATCGCTGTTATCCATTCCTCGACAGTCACGCCGTAGGCGGGCAAGGCAAGACGAAACTTTTTCCCGATGGTAAACGAATCGAGGCTTTCGCCTGTCGCCTGTGACAGATCCACGGCATCCAGTTCGATGGAGATGGACGGTTCCCTTCGCTTTTTCAGCCACTGCCGAGCAAAGCGAAGGGCTTCTTCCTCTTCGCTCTGTTCATCAATCGGCATATACTGCTCGACTACGCCATAATTCGCGACCGTATCAGCGTCGAGGTAGTCGTTCGGCAGTCCGTAGGCGTACACGCGCGTGCAAAGGTCAGAATCATCGTAGGACACCCGCGCGGATGTCAGGTTTCGGGACAGCCGCCCCTCTGCCTGTACCGTCGTGCTTTTGGCAACGATATTCAGTTTCCACGGCAGCGTGGACTGATCCGTCGTGATGATGTAATCGCTCAACTGATCCATCATCTCGGTCAGAAGGTCGAGCGCGGTCGAATCGCCCGGTGTAAGGTAGATCGTATCCGTCGCCGCGACCGTGCCGACCGACCACAGCGTCTGCTTGTTCAGCATCTCCGTCAGCCATTCGCGCGGGGTCTTGCCCTCTTCTTCATCCCCGCGCAGGATGGTGTCGTTGAGGCTGCACAGCCCATGCTCGAGGGTCATTCGCTGCTCGTCGCTGTCGTAGGCCATCTCCGATTGCGATACACGGAAAATGCCAGCCGAGCCGTGGATCGTAAAGAGCTCGATCCAGCTCCGCATCGGGATAACAGCATCCTGCATCTCGATGGTCATATCGGCAGTACTGACCGGGTCTTGCGTCAGGTTAATCGACAGACCGGACGGATTCAGCCGTTTCGTCTCCTGCATTGTCGTTGGGTTTAAAAGGCGAGGCATTAACACATTGCTCACAGATACAGCCCCCTCACCTTAAACGTGACCGTCGAGCTGACGTTCGTCGTGAACGAGCAGCGGGAGAATTTGGAAAACGGTATCATCAGGTCATCGTAGCTCGCCGCCGTGCGCTTATTCAGCAACGACGTGCCTGTGTCCATGCGCTCGATGTGAAGGGTGTTGCGCTCGTCGTAGTAAATGCCGAGCGTTTTGCCGCTTGGGATCGACAGCCCTGACAGGATGATCGATGTATCGCCCGCCGTCAGCGTTGCGCTGGTCAGCGTGCCTGTCGGTTTCACCTCAACCTCGACGTAAGGGTCAGCCGCCGCACCGGGGGCGTAGAGGTTTCCAGCGTTTGACGTGCCGCTCAGGATCAGCATCGTTGGGGTCTCGTCCTGCCAAAACGGGTTGTCAAACGCCGTAAGAGATAAGGACAAGCGGCCTGTCCATCGGCTGACGGACTGAACAGTCGGCGGGGTCGTACAAACGACCGTAAGCCGCCGCCCCGGCTTATCGTCCACGGTCAGAACGCCGCCCGACATCGCCCACGCCGTCACTCGGTCGACAATGGACTGACGGAGCGCTGGG